CTTCGGCCAGACCGGGACAGCGGCCAACACCCTGGACGCCTTGACCAGCACCGGATGGGCCAACCATACCGACGCGGCGTTGGAGTTCGACTTTCAGCACGGCGTCATTGACCCCCGCATTTCGATTGCCCGAGCGGGCAGCGCCTGGACCGTGGACAGCACGGGCGCGCTGGTATCGGTCGCGGCCAACACGGTGCGGATCTGGTATGACCCCAACACGCTGGCGCGCCAGGGCGCGCTGATCGAAGAACTTCGCACAAACATTCTGCTGAACAGCACCACACTTTCGACTCAATCCGTCACCGTTGTGGCATCGCCCTACACCCTGTCTTTCTACGGCACCGGCACCGTGACCCTCTCGGGTGTCAGTTCGGCCGGGCCGCTGGTTGGCACCGGGGCCAACGACCGCGTGGCCCTGACCTTCACGCCCACGGCCGGCAGTCTGACATGCACGGTTTCCGGCACCGTCAAATGGGCCAACCTGGAGCTGGGCAGTTCCGCCACAAGCCCGATCATCACGGCGGGCAGCACCGTCACCCGCAACGCGGACTGCCCCCAGGTGACCAGCCTGGGCGCGTGGTTCAATGCCAGTGAAGGCACCATGTTCGTGGACTTCACGCCCTGGTCTATCGGCACCCTCCAGACCTACGTGTATTTTGACGACGGCACGTCCAACGAACGCATGGGCATTCGGTCTTCCGCCGGCACCAACGCGATGCTGGTTGTGGACGGCAACGTGACCCAGACGACCAGCACCCTGGGCGTGCTGACGGCCAACACCGCGTACAAGGCCGCCATGGGCTGGAAGCTCAATGACATGGCCGGTTCCCAGAACGGCGGAACCATCGTCACGGACGCAACCGCCACCATGCCGACCGTCACGGCGATGAAGATCGGCCATCGCCTTGTCAGTTCGGAGAACATCAACGGCATTGTCCGCAAGACAAAGATTTACACCACGCGCAAGACCAACGCCGAAATCGTGGCGATGACGGCATGAGCGATGCCATCAACAGCCTGGGCGAGTTCTTCCGGCGATCGGGGCGGAACCTGTCCCGGATTCCGGGCGACGTGGCCCAAGGCGTCCAGGATTTCGCGGAGAACACCAAGAACGCGGCTGTGGGCATGGCGGAACCGACGATGCGCGTCATGCGCGGCGAAGGGCTGGAAAACCCGCTGTTCCCCACGGCCGAGAGTGGCGGCAAGTCCCGCCTGGGCGACGTGGCAAGCGTCCTGAACCCGGACATGCTGCCCGGAAACGTGCCCGGCAGTCTCGGCACCTGGGGCGGGCCGCTGGGCCAGACCGCCAAGCAGCGGAACCTGAAGTTCGCCCAGAAGGCGGCCCAGGAAGGCAAGCTGTCGGACGATGAGATTTTCCAGAAATACGGCTGGACCCGGCAACCCGTCACGGGTGACTGGCGCTATGAGATTCCGGACAACACCGCCAAGCTGGTTCCGACCCCGGACCCCAACCTGTCGGCGGCCGAGTTCGGGCTGAAATACCCCAAGGGCTATGAGTATGTTCACCGCGAGCTGATGAAGGCGTACCCGCATCTGAAGAACATGCGGATTGTCACCCACGACATTGGCGACCATCAGGCCCTGGCGTTCTTCGACCGCAAAAACACCATTTCGCTGCGCTCCGACCTGTCCGCCAATGACGCGCTGGACAGCGTTGCTCACGAGTTTCAGCACCCGATACAGCGCCATGAGGGCGGCAGTCCCGGCACCTCGCCCAACAGCCCGGAAATCCAGGGCATCGCCAAAGAGAAACTGGCGACGGCCAGGGTTCAGGCGGAAGAAGTCAGTCAGCGGTTCAACAACGCCCTGAACGACTTCTGGAACGAACAGCCCCGGCCCCAGACCATGCGGGACGCGGCCCTGATCCGGTCCCGGTTCATTCGCCAGAACAAGGAACTGGCCGAACAGTACGAGCACGCCCAGCAAACGCTGAAACAGATGAATGACCCCTATCAGGTCTTCATGCTGCGCCACGGCCTGTATGAGCGTGCCTTGGGTGAGGTGGAAGCCAGGGACACCCAGTTTCGCCGCACTCTCACCCCGGAACAGCGCAAGGCCATCACGCCCTACTATCTTGGCATGGTGCGGGCGGATATGCCCATCAGGAACCCGGACGAAGTGTTCGATATCCGAGAGCATCTGACCAACCCGGCCCCGCCGGCCCCCGAAAATCCCGAGCTTCGCCGCATGATCCGGCAGCATCTGGGCATCCCGGAGTAATCGGACCATGGAAAGCGCCATTGCCGGCTGGGAGGATAGCCCCCAGGCTAGCCAGTCCGTAGCCAAAGCCACAGACCGCGACCTTGCCAAGTATCAGGAGTGGTTCATTGCCGCAGAGGAAGCAAGTCAAGAGGCAAGAGAAAAGTCTGAACGTGACCGTGATTACTATGATGGCAAACAATTAACTGATACAGAGCTACAAGAACTGGACCGGCGCGGCCAACCCGCCATAATAATTAACCGCGTAAAACGCAAGATTGACTATCTCCTGGGCCATGAGCGCGCAACGAGGACTGACCCGCGCGCCTATCCACGGACCCAGACCGGCCAGGGTGCGGCGGAAGCGGTCACCGATGCTTTGAGATATGTGTGCGACAGTGAGCGGTTCGACGTGAAACGCTCCAGCACCTGGGAAAACATGCTGGTTGAGGGCCACGGCGGCGTTGAAGTGGGCGCGCGGCAGAATGCCAGGGGCGAGATTGAACCCACCATCACCCATGTTCCCTGGGACAGGATTTTCTATGATCCACACAGCCGCATGCTGGATTTCAGTGATGCCCGCTACCTGGGAATCGTGATCTGGAAGGACAAAGAGGAAGTCGAGGAACAGTTCCCGGACAAGGTTGGACTGGTCAGCGCGACCTTGGACAGCGTGCCCAGCAAAACCTATGACGACAAACCGACCTGGGCGGACGGCAAGCGCAAGCGCGTGCGCGTTGTCCAAATGTACTACAAGAAAAAAGGCGTCTGGTATTTGTGCTTCTTCGTAAAGGCCGGCTTCCTGCGTGATCCAAAGCCGGTTGAATACCTGGACGAAGACGGTGAACCCGAATGCCCGTTGCTTCTGCAATCCGCCTATATTGACCGCGACAACGCGCGCTATGGCGTGGTTCGCGAGATGATCGGGCCGCAGGATGAGGTTAATAAAAGGCGCAGTAAAGCCCTGCACCTGATCAGTGTTCGTCAGACGGTTTCGGAAATTGGCGCGGTTGAAAACGTAGCTGATGCCAAGAGGGAACTGGCAAAACCGGACGGTCACATAGTCGTTGCCCCCGGTATGCGCTTCGAGTTGCTGGATACCAGCGACATGGCGCTAAGCCAGTTCAATTTGCTGAAAGAAGCAAAAGACGAAATCGACTTGCTGGGGCCGAACGCCAGCATGATGGGCAAGGACGATAAAGCCCCCAGCGGCCGGGCTATTCTTGCGCAACAGCAAGGCGGGACGATCGAACTTGGCCCCCTGAGCGATGCTTTACGGCAATGGCAGTGGCGCGTCTATCGCTGCCTCTGGCACCGGATCAAGCAATACTGGAACGAGGAAAAATGGATACGCGTCACGGACGATGAATCGAATTTGAAATGGGTTGGCCTGAACACGCCCATCACCCAGGAAATGCAGACACAGCAGAACCCGGAAGAGCAACAGGCCATCGAACAGGTGCGGCAGCTTGTAGCCCAGGCTAACCCGGAGGCTATGCCGCAGTTCGAACAGCAGATGCAGGCCCAGATGCAAACCCAGGTAGGAACAAACAACTCTGTGGCCGAGCTGGATGTGGATATAATCCTACAGGACAGCCCCGATCTGGTCACCATCCAGACCGAACAGTTTGACCAGCTCGCCCAGCTCTTCGGCGCGCTGCCTCCGGGCACCATCCCCATTGATGTGCTGATCGAGGCATCCAGCCTGCGCGAGAGCAAGAAGAAGACCATCATGGAACGCCTGGAACAGCAGCAACAGCAGCCCCCGCCCGACCCGATGCAACAGGCCAACAATGAGGCCGTGATCCGGAAAACCCAGTCTGAGGCCGCCAAGAACGAGGCCCAGGCCCAGGCGACGATGGCGAAGGCCCAGCTTGACGGCCAGATGGCCCAGGTTCCGATAGCCCCCAGGGGTGAGCCTGATCCCAACCAACAGGGAGCGATGATGCAATGACCGGCCCCCACCGCAAAGACGACGACTTCCACTTCGAACCCGAGTTTGACCCCGACTTTGATCTTCCCGACAACGAACCGCCCGACGATGGCGACTTTTCCGACGATATCGACCACGGCCCTAAAGACAGCATCCCCAAACCCGACAAGCCCGCCGACAAGCCCGACGCCTGGGACAAGGAACAGGGCTATGACGTGGAAGAGGAAGATATCGCCATCGTGGCCTGGGCGGCAGTCCTGATCTACCGGCAAACCCACGGCAGTCATTCGGAACCGAACTGGATGCACGCCCCCAAGGAAGACAGGGACAAGTTCATGGGCCGGATCAAGGCCCTTCTGAAGGACAAGGGCCGGGGTATCGACAAGGGCAAGAACACCGAAGACCGGCTGATTATCGCCGTGGTCCGGGCGCTTCGTAAGTGACCGATGACGGCGACATTCCAGAGGAATGCCGGAACTGTGAACACTCCCCGGTCCACGGCGTTGGGCCGGCCGGCGCGGTCATTGGCGAAATGGCGTTGCGCCTCAAAAACGCGCAAATCCAGTGCCGGCTGTACGAGGCCCAGAAGGACGCGGCCTATGTCGAGCGCAACCGCTGTGTGGCGGCCCTGGCGGCGTGCGCGCTACGCCTGGGCTTTGCCGCCGGCCTGCGCCAGACGGCTATCCAGAACTGGGAACCGCAGTGGCACAACGCGGTCTATATCGACCTTCCGGCCGGTCAAGTCTCCTGGCACTACCATGACAGTGAGCGGCCCCTGTTCGCCTTCCTGCCCGAGTACCTGGATGAGTGGGACGGCCACGATACGCCCGAGAAATACCGCCGCGTGCTGGAGCTAACCAAAGCGTAGCCCTGGGCTACACATGAGATTCAAAGAGGGCTGCCCCTGATCAGGGCGGCCCTTTTTGCGTGGTGCCGCCGACCTTACGGGCGCTGAGCGACCAAGCGACACGTGCCGCCGCCGGGCAAGGAACGGGCGAAGTTGACGACGGAGAACTTACGACATGGCAACCGACCTGAACGAAGTCCTGATGGCAGGGACTCCGGACGCTGCCCCTGCGCCTGAACCCGACCAGTCGGAGAGTCCCCAGCACTCCGACCACGTGGACCAGGATAGCAGATGGGATGGTGGCGAAGGACCCGACCACGACACGGGCGATAAACGGCCAGCTCCTGGCCCTGAAGTGCCGCCGGCTTCAGACGACGAGGACACGGACAGGCCGGTTCCGGTCAAAGCCCTACAGGAAGAGAGACGCAAGCGGCAGGAGGCCGAGCGACGGCTAGCCGCCTATGAGCAGCGGGAAAACCCGGACCCCACGGCTGACCCGGTACGCGCCCGGCTGGACCTGAGCGTGGAATACGCCAAGGAACAGTTTGAGGACTACGAGACGGCGGAAACCGCTTTTGTCGAAGCGGTCAAACAGCACCCTCGCGGGCGCGATATCTATCAACAGATGCTCAAAGACGCGCATCCAGCGCGGTACGCCTACAACGTCGGCAAGCAGCTACTGGCACTAGATGAAATTGGCGACCCAAGGACGTACCGGCAGCGCGTCCTAGCCGAGACGAAGAGCCGAGAGCCTAAAGCGTCTCCTTCCCTTCCCCCAACCCTGGCGTCTTCACGTGACAGCGGCGGCCGGTTCAGCCCCCGCGACACCAAGACAGCCACTCCCCTGGGCGACATTCTCGCCCGCTGAGTTTTAGGAAATGGCACTATCCCTCGCTGCTTCTGGTCTTACCGTCCAGAAATGGGATGACGATTTCTTCACTGAGTATGTATCCGAGAACCGTTTCAAGCCCTACATGGGCACGAACGAAAGTAACGTGATCCAACTCAAGGAAGACTTTACTAAGGGCAAGGGCGATAACATTACGTTTGCCCTGGTCAACCGCCTCACGGGTGCCGGTATCACGGGTTCCGGCGAGCTGGAAGGCAACGAAGAAGCCCTTGAAAGCCGCTCGTTCAGGCTTTACGTGGACAAGCTCCGTAATGGCGTGCGCATTCCAGAAATGGAAGAATACAGGTCAGCTATTGACCTGCGCAACGCGGCGCGTTCCACGCTGAAGACTTGGATTTCGGAAGCAACACGTGACCAGATCATTGCTGCTCTTGGGTCCAAGAATGGCGTGGCTTATGGAACTGCTACGGAAAGCCAGAAAGATGCTTGGCTTGTAGACAATGCCGATAGGGTTTTGTTTGGAGCCAGCAAGGCCAACGCGGTTTCCAACGACCATTCCACGGCCCTGGCGACGATCGACGCGACCAACGACGTGCTGACCCCCGGCCGGCTGTCGCTGATGAAGCGCATTGCTAAAACTGCTAGCCCCCGCATTCGCCCCGTGAACATCAAAGGGGATGAAATGTGGTACGTGGTCTGGATTCCGTCCCTGATCTTCCGGGACCTCCAGAACGATGCGACCATGACCCAGGCCAACCGGGACGCGATGGACCGGGGCAAGGATAACCCCCTGTTTACCGGCGGTGATCTTCTCTGGGATGGCATGATCCTGAAAGAAGTGGAAGATATCCCAAGTCTGGGCGCGGTTGGCACGGCGGGCGCGGCAGTCGCACCCGTGTATCTGACCGGGGCGCAGGCGCTGGGTATTGGCTGGGCCAAGCGGACCACTTCGAAGACCAAGACCTTTGACTATGAAGATAAGTACGGCGTTGCCATCGAAGAAATCCGTGGCATTGCTAAGCTTACCTTTGGGTCTGGCTCAAGTGATACCGCAGACCAGAAGGACCACGGCGTAGTAACGGGCTACTTCTCCGCCGAAGCGGACGCCTGATTACTTGGTGAATACTCGGCCCGGGGACTACTTGTAGTTGCGCCGCGGCCGAGTTTCTACTTCCAGGAGCAAGTAAATGCCGAAATTTAAGTACCTCGGTCCTTCGTCAGAAACCATGGTCGGGATTGCCGGCGCGCGGTTCATCAAGGACAAGATCAACGAAGTCAGCGATGAACGGTTGGCCGGCTACCTGCGATCGGTGCCGCACTCGTTTGAAGAAGTGTCGGTTGACGCGGTTCCCGAAACCCCGTTCGGCGTCTCGCTGATGCCGCACCAAGGCGACCCGCACCATGACCCGCGCGTGACCGCTGTTCTGAAGGACACCGGCCCCAAGAAGGACCAACCGACCCCCGGCAATCTGGCGCGCGACGATCAGCGCGAGGCCAACACCGAAGCCCTGGCCGAGAAAGAGGGCGCGATTGCCGAACTGGCCGACAAGCCGGGCAAGAAGGGCAAGTGACATTAATTCCGCCGGAATAATTGTCTCCCGAATTATTCCGGCGGGTTCCCCTCATTCCTGGGCGGAAAAATTAGCATGCGGACATACACAGAAGCCCAGGTGAGGAACTTGGCGCTGACCCACATGGGCATCCTGCCCGATGGCGAGACGCCCAGCGCTTCCAATGCCGAGCTGACCGAAATAGCCCTGGATGCCGTCACGGAAGAGCTGGAGGGCTTAGGCTTGCTGAACTGGCCCTGTTGCGCCGTCCCTTCCAACGTGGTCCTGGCCGTGGTCGCCCTGACCGCAAGCAAGCTGATCAACTCCTTTGGCCTGAGTGACGGACAGGCCCAACGCCTCATGGCTGATGGGGCCGCCGCAATGGTCCAAATCAGGCAGCAAACCACCGTCGGCATGGCCGGCACCACCAAAGCCAAATTCTACTGAGGGAATCCCCATGGCCGTCAAACTCCCCGTCCTGGTCAGAAACGCCAGATTGGACGCGATCACCACCTATGCCGGCACTTCCGCCATCGTGCGGATTTACAGCGGCACCGCCCCGGCCACGGCCGACACGGCGCTGTCTGGCAACACCGTTCTGGCCGAGCTGGCCTGTAGCGCAACGCTAGCCCCAGCGGCAGCCAGCGGCGTGCTGACCCTTTCGGCCATCACCCAGGACAGTTCTGCGGACGCCACGGGGACCGCGACCTTCTACCGCTGGTTGAAAAGTGATGCAACCACAGTTATTAATCAGGGTACCGTGTCCACGTCTGGCGCTGACCTCAACCTCAACACGGTTTCCATTGTCCTGGCCGGTCCCGTGGCCGTGAC